ACGTAAAAGAGACTCAGCATTGAGTCGCATGACTGTTCTGCCCCACTGGAACTAGACTCAGTAAAACTCAGTTAAACGAGGTAAAACAATCCGTGAATTGTTTAGTCGTTCGGGCTCGGCCACTCTGTATGCATGCCGCAGCTATTTTCATCTATCGCAAAATTTATTCCGGGGACGGAGGCGCGTGCATCGTTTAAGGCGGGGGCGGTTGCGGCCCCTGCGGCCCCATCGGTAGAGACGCTGTGGATTAACTCGCTGTTGGGCGCGGCCTCGAGCGCTGGCATTAATGTTAATGAGCAGGTGGCGATGGGCGTTTCGACGGCGTATGCGGCGGTTAATCTGTTGGCCAACACGGTGGCGACGCTGCCGCTAAATGTTCACCGGCGAGTACCGGGCGAGCGGGCGAGTACCGTGGATTTAGATCATCATTTGCAGTCGATTTTGCACAGTGCGCCGCATGAGGATATGACATCGGTGGATTTTCGGCGCGCGGTGCAGGCGAATCTATCGCTGCATCAAAACGGGTACGCGATCATCGTGCGCAATGGGTTTGGCGATATTACTGGGTTGATCGCTCGGCAGGCGAAGGACGTGCAGCCGAAACGTATCGCTGGTGAGTTAAAATATATTGTGGATGGTAGCACGTTGGATGGCAGCCAGGTGATCCACCTGCGTGGCACGTCGTTTAATGGCATCCTGCCTGCAAGCCTGACTGATACCGCACGCGATAGTATCGGCTTGGCTGCGGCGCTGGATAAAAACGCGGGCTATTTTTTCAAGAATGGCTCTTTCCCCGGTGGCTTCCTTGAAACTCCGAACCAGTTGAGCCCCGAGGCGCTCAAACGTTTGGAGGTGGCTTTCCAGACGGCGACCGGTGGCGAAAATGCCAGCAAAGTGAAAGTTCTGGAAGAGGATTTAAAGTTTCGCGAAGGCAGATCGAAGAATAACGAGAGCCAGTTTGATGAATCTCGCGATCGTCAGGCGAAGGATATTGCGCGTTTCTTTTCGGTGCCTGGGCACAAAGTAGGGATCATCGGCAACCAGCCGCGTGCCAATGTGGAGCAGGAGAATATATCGTTCGTCACTGATACGATTCGCCCGATCTTGGTGACCTGGGAGCAGGCGCTGGATCAAAAGCTGCTGAGCGCCGAGGAGCGGAAAACGCATTTTATCAAATTTAATATCGCGGGGTTGCTCCGTGGTGATCTGAAAACGCGCTTTGAGGCGTATAGCATCGCGCGTAATGGGGGGTGGATGAACGTCAACGAGATCCGCGCTCTGGAAGATTTGAGTAATATCGGCGCGCAGGGCGACGTCTATCTGCAACCGCTTAACATGGCCGATGCTGCCAATAATAAACCCGACACCAAATGATTAAAAAACCATCTCCTTTGCAGACCGAAATCCGCAGCGCCGTGACTACTAGCCGCGTCGAGCTACGTGCTGGCGCTGATGGCACGATGCCGACGCTGGTGGGCTATGCTGCGGTGTTTGATTCGCGCACCGATCTGGGCTGGTTCGAGGAGGAGGTGGTGGTGGGTGCCTTTACGCGATCGTTGACCGATGGCGACGATGTGCGAGCGCTGTATAATCACGACAGCGCGCAGGTGATTGGGCGCCGCGATGCAAAAACCCTGCGCCTAGAGGAGGACGCGACCGGGCTGCGGATCGAGATCGATCTGCCCGATACCACTGCGGCCCGCGATCTGATCGCCAACATCAACGCCGGCAATATCGACGGCATGAGTTTTGGCTTCCGTGCCCGCGAGCAAGAATGGATCGAGCGCGAGGATGAGCCCGAGCTGCGCCGTTTGATCGATGTCGAGCTGATCGAGGTCTCTGCTGTTACTTTTCCCGCGTATCCAGATACGAGCATCGCCAAGCGTAGCCTCGAACTGAGCCGCACCAAATCTCCCGCCGGGCAATCTGCCTCGGAAGAGCGCAACGAAAAACCAACTACGCCGAGTTTGCAGGTGCTACGCTTGCGAGCAGCCCGGCTTCAATAATCAAAAAAAAACCGTAGATATTATGAAAACATTGATCCAAATCCTCGCCGTATTTTTCGGCGCATATATCATGCGCAGCTGTTTAGGGCTGGGCATTGTCGCACCTGGTGGCGGCTCTCAAACTCTTACTCAACGAGTCGAAGCGCGGGGTGTGCTGGTGGCTGAGCTGAATGGCATCCTCGACGCACCGGAAGGGCGCAGCGAGGATCAGCCCAACGGCGAACTATCCGCAGCGCAGCAAGCGCGCCACGATGAAATTAATGCGGAGCTACGCACGCTCGATGCGCAGATCGCTGCGGGTCAAGAGCGCGTCGATCGTGACAATCAGCAAGCGCAGCTTGAAGCACGCGCAAGCCAAACTGATACTGGGCATTTCGTGCCAGGCATCCATCACGGGCGCAGCCGTGGCGAAAGTCGCGATCTCGCACAGTTTAGCCTGGGCCGCGTGATCCGTTTGGCCTCGGAGGGGCGCGGCTACGATGGTATCGAGGCGGAAATGGTCCAGGAAGGCGAGGCCGAAGCGCGCGCTGCGGGCTTTTCGATCCAAGCTGGCAGCATCATGGTCGGCTCGATCGCCCTCAGCTCTGGTGAGCGCCGTGATCAGACCGCGACCGGCACAGCCAATCTGGGCGGTAATTTGGTGCAGTCTTCGGTCGGCTCGCTGTTGGATGCACTGATGGAGAAGTTAGTCATCTCCCGCCTCGGTGCAGATGTGAATGATGGGCTGGTTGGTAATTTCTCGGTCAATCGCATCGTGCGTGGCACGGCTCCGTCCGATAAGGGTGAAAACGCCGCCGCGACTGAGATCGGTGTAACGTTCGAGAATGCGCCGCTCAATCCGCGTCGCACGCCGTCGTTTGTTGATATCAGCAAGCAGCTGTTTATGCAGTCCGGCGAGCGCAACCTGGAGCGCCGCATCACGAATCACGTGCTCAGCGAAACTCGTATCGCGATGGAGAAGAGCTATATCCTCGACATCCTCGCGACATCCGGTATCGGCGATATCGCGCTTGGCACCGATGGTGGGGCCCTCACCTATGAGGACATCGTCAACCTAGCCGGCCAGCTCACCGCGGCAAACGTGGATCCGGATGCGATCAAGTATCTGCTCAACACCTCGGTCGAGACTGCCTTGATGCGCACCGCATTGACGCTGGATAGCGGTGGCGAGCCAGTCGGTGACGGCAAGATCTTGCCAGCCGAAGCGACGCGCCTCGCCGGCCGTGGCTTCGAACTGTCTAACGTGGTGCCGAGCAATTTGGTCAAGGGCGCATCGGGGGCAGTCTGCTCCGCTGCGCTAGTGGGCGACTGGTCTGGATTGTCGACTGCACAGTGGGGTGGCATCGAGTTTCTGGTGGATAACCTCACGCAGGCCACCGAGGGCATGAATCGCATCCACTGCGCCGTCTATCACGACAGCGTCGTAAATGATCCCGGCAAGTTCGCCGCCGCACAAGACGTGCTCACTGCGTAATCAACTCTTATAGAGGGGTATAAGCAAAATAACAGGGGGCCCGGTGGTGCGTAGCACTACCACTGCCGGGCTTTTTCCTTAATCGTAAAATCAAATTATTAAAAAAGTTATGTCAGATGATAAACAAATAGTAACGATCACCACCGGCTGCCGTGCAGCGGGTAAGTCATTAACGCGCGGCAAAGTGTATACTCTGCCCGCGGCAGATGCAAAACTCGTCGTGTCTGCGGGCCGTGGCGTCTATGGCAAGCCGATCAAAGCCAAAACCAAGAAAGCCGAAGAGAAAGCCGAAGAGAAAGCCGAAGAGAAAGCCGCACCGAAGGGCGACGGCGACAAGTAAGCGCGGCGTACTTTTTCAACGATCACAAGCTTGTTATTGTTAGTCACAAAAAAGTCCAGCGGCGGGGTGCGTTTGATATTCCTGCCGCGCCGCTGGCACCTATTTTTTCAGAAGACAGAAGACAGAAGGCAGAAGGCAGCGGCCAGAACTTAGAAATTAAAATCCAGCATGAAATACATTTTCACACTCGCACTCGCACTGTCACTCTCACTGTTCGCGCAGGCCGCGACCAGCACCATCGAGGCGCTACCCGATGCCACCACGATCAGCGCGAGCGACAAGGTCTGGATGGTCGATGTCGATGGCACGCCTGCCGATGTCGATGCCACCCTGGAGCAGATCGTCTCGCCCTTTGCGGCGGACCCGTCGAGCAACTCCGCATTTGATGCAGCCGAGTGGGCTGCGGATTTAAACATCACCTCCGCCTGGGCCGACGTCACCGGCAAGCCGACCACGCTCTCGGGCTATGGGATTGCGGATGCTTACACTGTCACTGCAGCGGATGCTGCGTTTGCTACTGCCGCGCAAGGCACCCTGGCCACTAATCAATCTACTGCCATTATTAATGTTAAAAATGCGCCCTATGGTGCTATCGGCGATGGCGTGACTGATGACACTGCTGCGATCCAGGCGGCGCTCGATGTTGGTGGGGCTGTGTTTATTCCGCCTGGCACATACATGGTGCGTGACCTTGATATTACGGTCGAAGGGACAACGCTTTTTGGGGTGGGTTTTGACTCATGTTTAAAGCTGAACGCCACGGCTGATAGTGATTGGCGTGTCGTGAAGATCAACAAAAACGGATCGCGCTATTTTAAGAACGTCACGATCCATAGTCTTCAGCTCGATGGTAGCTATCCGGCGCAATCTCCCTATCGCGAGAATGAGGTGATTAATGGTGACAATACGGAAAATCTGACGATCCGCAACTGCTGGATTCACAGCGCAGGTCAAGACGGCATTGATCTTGATGGGGTGAACCCGGGTGCGGTGATCACTCACAATCGAATCTACGATTGTAATGGTAACGGCATTCATACGTATGGCGTGCGTAATGGTGATATAAGCTTTAACGAAGTTACCAACACCGGATTTGGTTGGTCGGTTGGTGGGGCATCCGAGCCTAAAGGCATCGACATGACTTACGATGACGACGGTGGCACGCTGACTCAAGAGGAGTGCCGACCAGAGCATACCACTGTTATCGGCAATAAATTTTCCGACATCATTGGCGCTGCCGCTGTTGGCGTGACCTCGGTGGCTCGGGGCATTAAGATCATGGGCAATTCGGTGGAGGGTGTCACCTCGACATCAACTGGTGGTTTCGGGTTAAGCGTCGCGGGTAACTTTCACGTCGTCAGTGGTAACTACACCAAGGCCACGCAGAACACTGGGATCAGTGTGACCTTTGCGGATGGGTGCTCGATTGACGGTAATGTGTCTGAGGATTCGTTAGTCAATGGTTTCATATTGGGTGCTGCGACGGGTGGCAGCGGGGCCAGTGTGCTGCGTGCATCGGGTAATACCTCGCTAAACGCCGCCGCCGTGGGATTTTATATCAGCGCGGAAAATGCGAAAATAACTGATTGCTTGGATGCAGACTCGGGCACGATTGGTTTCCACCTGGTCAAGGATGGGATTACGTGTGCGGGCAACACCACGCTGAGAGCCGGTGCGCAAGGCGTTTACATCGCAGGCGCTCATTGCACATTTAAAAATGGCGAAGTCACCGATGCGGTCGGTGTGGGCATTTATACGACCACAGCTCAACCATACGCCGATATTAGTGGTAACGTGATTTCTGGCACCGGGAGCCACTCCATCCAGCTCTCATCTCACGACGCGATGGTTCACGCAAATCGCATCCTCGATTCTGGTGATCGGGGGATCACTAATAATGGCACTGTGGATCGGGTCGTAATATCGGGTAATACCATCTCGGCCACCGTCGATGCGGGGATTAGGCTCGGTGGCGACAATCTCACCATTACGGAAAATTTCCTGCAATTGATTGGAGCTTATGGGGGGATTTCAATTACGACCGGCGATAACTACGTTATTTCAAATAACAATTTAAAGGACATCGTAAACTTCGCGGCCATTGGCGCAGCATCCTCAACCAATTACGGGGTGATTTCAGGTAACGTAATCCGTGCGACGGGTAATGCGTCTTTCCATTCGGGGATTTCGCTATCAGGAGCGAGCCCCGTCGTCATGGGGAATTGGGTGGAGCATTATTGGGGGATTTATCTAGCGGGCACGACCACTGATTATGTGATTACTGGTAACCGTTTGGATGGTTCTAATAAAGATTTAAACATTTCCGCGTCAGCTCCCACTACGGGGGTAATTGCTAATAACTATTATGTCAACGGCACCGGCTACAAGGTGACTAACTCAGGCACTGCCACTATCGCCACCGGAACGACTAGTATCGTTGTGGCTCATGGCGTCCGCAAAGCCCCCACTGAGGTGTCGATCGCGCCGACCAATAGCACGGACTCTGTGAAATTCTGGGTGACTAGCATCACTGATACACAATTTACGATCAACGCCGATGCTGATCCGACGACCGCCGGTCAGACGTTCACCTGGCACGCTCGGCTGAGCCAGTAAAAGGGGGCAAACGTAGAGCTTAAACATCCGTATCGACCGCACACATACAAAAAAACGCATGAGCGAATCAGACAAAAAAGGAATCATCGCGCAGATCGTCGTCGGCGTCGTCGTCGGCATCGTCGCTGGCATGATCACTGGCAGCGGCACCGCTTATATTATGGTCACTGAGGTGGATCGTAAAGTGGTCGCTGTGGATCGCAAAGTGGAGAGCCATATCGTGCAAAATTCATCGACCGAGTCTCAGATCCGCCGCGATGTCGCTCGGCTAGAGCAGGGCGATCTGCGGCTCAATCAAAAGGATGTGAAGCACGACGAGCTGCTGCACAGCCTGGACAAGTCGCTGGCCGTATTGGCGGGCTATATCAACGAGAAGGGCACCCACCGATGAAAGCCCTAATCTTTTTCCTCGCCGCATCACTACTGCTCGCCGCGTGCAACATCGTGCGCGTCGATTCGCAGCCATCCGGTGCGGCAGTCACTATTTACCAGGGCGCATGGAAGTCGAACGCGGGCATGAATAATGCCGTCGAAGCCACCACCTCACCAGCAACCGACGCAAACCTCGGCCTTAAATGAAACAAAGAGTCATCATCGTGCACGGGTTTAACGTCCGGGACCAGGGTCGCGACACCACGGGTCGTCTCGCTGAGATGATGCGTCGTATGGGTTACGATGTGTCGGAGTTCTCTACCGGCTGGCGCGGCCTGCTCGGTGTGCGCTTTGGTAATAAGCGCCGAGCGCAGCAACTCGCCGCGATGGTCCACCCTGGTGACTGGTTGATCGGGCACTCTGATGGTAATAATTTAATTGACCAGGCGCTGCATGAGTTGGCCTCGCTCGATGCGGGCCGCGTCAACTGTGTGTATTTTAATCCGGCCCTGGATAAAGACACCGCGCTCGCCGCCATCGTGAGCCGCTGCCTGGTGTTTCACACGCCGAGTGATAATGTGGTGCGGGTGGCGAAGTTCCTCCGCTTTCATCCGTGGGGCGCGATGGGGCGCACTGGCTACCACGCCGCCGATGAGTCGTGGCATGATCCACGGTATACAAATATTAGCTATGAAAGTCTTGGTTTTGAGAATCTCGGGCACTCGGGCGTGTTTAAGACCCCCGAGTGCCTCACTATCTGCCGCGCTCACATCGAGCAACAGCTCTGCCCTCATTTTACTAAATTGCCATGATCGCCAACGTAACCCGCACTATTGAGCCGACCGTCGAACCCGTCACTCTCGACGAAGCAAAAGCGCACCTGCGGCTGATCGATTTTACCGAGGATGATGTCTATATCACCACGCTAATCTCGGTCGCACGGCGCGCGGTCGAGGATATGATCGGGCGCGCGTTGATCGATACCACATTTACCCAAACCGCCACCACCTGGCAACTGGCAACTGGGCTGTTGCGCGGCAATGCCCGCATGATCGATTCACTGAAATACGATGACGTGGCCGCAGTCGAGCAGACCGTCGATTCCGGCGAGTATGAGCTGGTCGCGTTCGCCGATGGCTGCGCGGCGCTCTATCTGCGCGACACATTCACCGAGCCTGATCTCTACGCTCAAGCCGGCGCGGGTCGGATCCGGATCGAGTTTACCGCCGGCTATGGAGCCGCCGCCAACGCCGTGCCGCAGCCGCTCACGCAGGCCGTGCTCTACATGATTACTCACCTCTACGACAACCGCGCGCCCGTCGGCGTGAATGTCAATCTGAACAAAATGCCCTTCACGGTGGAGGCGCTCAGCAATCCTTACAAAATTTATAACATATAAAAGAGAGCTGAGAGCTGAGGTTTGAAACCTCAAGCCTCAAGCCTCTTAAAAAACTCTCAATCCTGTTAAACTATGAATTGCGGAACACTAGATCGACTCATTCAGATCCATCGGCAAGCGGCCGGCCTGCCGATGGTCACCGCTGATGGCACGTATCTGACGACCAGCGACGGCACCGTGCTGACGACGAGTTCGCGCAAGGGTCGATTCGGCGCGGAGCTCGATGCGTGGGGGCTACTCGCTCAAGCGTGGGCGCGCAAGATGTCGGCGCGTGGTAACGAGCGCACCGCCAACGGCCGCGAAGTAGGGCAGCAGACTGTGGTGTTTCGGATCCGCTACCGCTCGACTCTGTCGATACTCGATCGGATCGTTTACGATGGCCACGCCTACGACATTGACGACGTCAACGAGATCGAACGCCGCAAGCTGCAGGATATTACCTGCACGCTCCACTCTAATACGCAACCTGTTTCCTGATGGCTGGCGACGAATTAAAAATGCAATTGCAAGGCATCGACGCGATGACCAAGAATCTCGCGCAGCTGGGCACCCGCGTCGCCGCGCGCGGGCCATCGACTGCGGTGCGTGCAGCTGGCGCGGTTATCATCCGCGAGATGCGCATGCGTGCGCCCAGGGCGACCGGCAGCCTAAAAAAGTCAATCGGGCAGAAGGTTAAAAATTACAAACGCAGCGGCACAGTGGCCTCGATCATTGGCGCACGCTCAAAAAGCTATGCCACCGCCCAGGGTAAACGCAACCCGGCCTATTATGCGCACCTAGTCGAGTTCGGCGTCAAACCGCACGCCACCGGCAAAAAGAAATCCTTTTACCGGCGCGGCACCGGGCAGCACCCGGGGCACCGGGCGCAGCCATTTATGCGCCCCGCGTGGGACTCTGCCGCACCCCGTGCGCGTAGCGCCGTGATCGATAAGATGACGCAAGTCTTCGACAAAGAATCCAAAGCCCTTAGTGTGAAATGAGCTCATTTTTAGAAACCCTCGCAGGCTACCAAATCGGCAATCTCCCCGCGCTCGCCGCCATTATTGGTGAGCGTCTCTACCCAGTCGAGGCGCCGCAAGATGTGGCATTGCCGTTTGGCGTGTTTACGCAGATTAGCGCCGCCGAGCATGTCACCCACGGTGGCAAATCCGGCTGGGGAAGTATGCGGGTAAATTACGAATTTTACGCCGCCACCTTCCACGAAGTGGTCGATGCGGCGCGTGCCCTGCGTGCCGAGTTTGAGGGTCGGAGCGTCACCCTCGCCACCGGCACGCAGAGCTGCTGGTGCGCAGTCGAGTCCGAATATGACGAATATGACTCAGGCGAGCGCATTTATCGCAGGTCGATCGATTTACTGTTCGAATATTCAATCTAAGCCCGATGGAAAACACCGAAAATTCTAAAATAAACTGGAACCTAATCGCGACGCTTTTTATCGCCATCGTGAATGGCATACTAGTGCCCGTGATGTTTAAAGTCTCTGATGATCTGAGTAAATTGCAAATCAGCCAAACTAAAACCGAATCGTTTGTCGAATCATTCCTAATTCAAGGGCCGCGTTTCACAGAAAAAGATTACCTCGACAAAGAGCGCGCCACGCTCGGACAAATACAGATGCAGGCCAGCCGGCTGTCTGATCATGAGATGCGCATCCGAGCGCTGGAAAAGGGTAAAAATAACTAATATAGAGCCGCCTTGCCGCCGCCACCACCACCACTACCAATCGCCTCGAAAAAAATGAAACTTAACAACCCTATTTTTATTAGTTTGATCACGCTCGTTTTCGGCTGGTTTGCGGTGCCCGTGCTGCAGTCAACGTTTCGCGACGTGGGGCAAGCCAGCGATACGACATTGATCGAGCTGCCGCCCTGGCAAAAAAAGATCGAGTTAGATATTAGCAACAATTCGCGGGACATCGCGCTGGCAAATGTCGAGCGTGCGCAGCTATTTAATGCCAGCAACGAGCATGGCTGGCGACTGGCTGAATATGCTAAATCGCAAAGCCTGCACCGTGCCACGCTGTCTAAAATCGAGCGCGAACTTACAAAAGTTCGCATCGAGGCGGCCAAACAAACGAGCATTATTAATGCTCGTTATGGGCAACAAATCCCTGACTCTCAATAATTTCACCGCGATCATGTACTATCGACCAGATCTCTCCAGAACGCACGTCCAACTTGATGCAGTACCCCGCCGCGCTGGGTGCGATCTGGTAGCGAGCCGCTCGGCACGCGCTGGCAAGGTAGAGCAGCACGCAGCAAAGCGCGGTGCAGCTGTAAATAATCGCAGACGATGTGCTCAAGCTCATTTCAGCTCAAACAATGCTACCGCGGCGGAAAAGCAAGTTTTTTTAAAAAATAACTAAAAATAACACCAAAACATCAAACCAATAACCACAAATAGAAAAGGACATATATTATGAGCGAAAAAGGCTTCGGCATTAAACTTGAATACACCATTGACGGCGGTTCCACATGGGTCGAGGTCGGCGAAGTGGCCGACGGCACACCGCTGTCGATCACTAAAGACACCTACGAGACCACGCACCACCTATCGGACAATGGGCATAAAACGTTCAAGGGCGGGCTGGTCGATTTCGGCGAAGCCACCCTGGTGGTCAACTACGATCCGACCGATGTCGGCCATGCACTCATGCGCACCCGCGCAGCGACGGCTCACGAATCCGCGCAGCAGTATCAATTCACCTACGGCGACACGGGTGCAACGGTAGAAACATTCACCGCGATCTGCACGGGCTTCGAACCAGCGGCACCGATCGACGATAAGCTATCGGCGACCATCACATTTAAAGCATCGGGAGGCGCAACCCAAGCATAAGCGATGAGCCAGGAGCCGACCATTACATATAAAGGGACCCTGCATAAGTTGCGAATCGGTAATGCCGCGATGATGCGGTTTAGCCGTCTGGGTGGCGATCTCGCCGCGCTGGAATCCGAGCCAGTCGAGCAGGCCATCACGCTCGCGTGTGCGGCGCTCGATTTGCCCGGCGATCCGATCGACCATGCCGACGATTTCCCGCCCGTGGCGCAGTTTGCCGATATGATCAAAAAAGCAATTGAGATCTATGGCCAAGGTTTGCCGGGGGAGCCCGTTGGCGACGCTCCGCAGCACACGCTCAAATCTGCTATGGATTAAATCGTGACGCATTCGACCAAAGCACAGCCGCAGACCTGCGCGATTTGCAAGCTGCCTATGAGGTGGAGCAATCGCGCATCGATGCGCGCTTTGCTTTGGTTTGTGCAGTGTTCGCCAATTGCCACCGCGACCCAAAACGGCGGCGTAAACCGTACTCGGTCGAGGACTTCATGCCACGCAAGGCTCCGCAGACGCGCGACGAGTTGGTCGCCAGGCTGCGCGCCTTCAGTGGCTCATTAAAGCCGATTAATTCTCAGCCCTCAAATCTCAGCTCTTAAAAAAAAAACCATGGCCACTAAAATCGGATCACTCTTTGGCGACGTTTCGCTGCGCACCTCCCAACTCGACAAGGACATTGCCGGAGTCGGCAAAAAGCTCAAAAAGATGGGTAAGAATATGCAATCGCTGGGTAAATCGATGACGATGGGTCTGACCGCGCCGCTCGCTGCATTCGGTGCGCTCAGTGTCAAAGCATTCGCCGAGCAAGAAAAAGCCGAAAGCACGCTGCGGGCATCGTTGCAAGCCTCCGGCCAAGAAGTCGACGCCAACATGCAAAAGCTCAAACGCATGGCATCGGAGATTCAAAAAGTCACCACCGTCGGCGACGAGATGAGCCTGGCGATGATGCAGCAAGCCGTGAGCATGGGCGTGCAAGCCGATCAACTCGACGAAGCGACCCGCGGGGCGATCGGATTGAGCAAAGCGTTTAATCTAGATCTAAAAATGGCGATGCGGGCCAGCTCAGCGGCGCTACTGGGGCAGACCGAAATGCTCACGCGCTATATACCCGAGCTTAAAGATATCGAAGATCCTGCCGAGCGTGTCGCCCTGGTGCACCTAAAAATGGGCGAGGGCTTTACCGTGGCCACCGCCGAGGCTAATGCAACAGGGGGGCAGTTGATCCAACTAAAAAACGCGTTTGGCGATCTGCAGGAGCAGGTCGGCGAAATCCTCGCGGAATACCTGACGCCGCTGATTGATAAGCTGCGCGCGCTGGTCACCAAGTTACAAGAGGCCGATCCAGCGCTCATGAAGCTCGGCGTGCAGATCGCTGCGGTGGTCGCCGTGGCGGGGCCACTGTTATTAATCCTCGGTAAATTAGCCGTGGTGCTGTCAAGCGTCTGGGCGTGGATCATCGCCGCGGGTGTCGGCCTCGGCCTGTTGCTCGATAAGATGGGATTTTTAAAAGAAATCGGCGAAGCGCTCGGGCAGTTGTTCATTGATATTTTTATTAATAGCAGCCTCACCGCCGCGCTCGGCAGCTTCCTCGGCATGCTGGGCGAGGTGATCGAAACCTTCACTGGTATCCAATTCTCCGCCAAGAAGGTGCGGGCCGATGTGATCAAAGTCTTTGCCGCCATCGGCAGAGCGATTGACGCCGTGCTCGGGAAGCTGGGCCGTATGTGGGAGCTGTTTGGCAAATACTCAGGCGCCACCGGTGCCGGCGAGGGCCTGGGCAACCTAATATCTTCGATTGCCTTTCGCGCCGCTGGCGGCCCCGTCTCGAGTGGCTCGCCCTACATCGTTGGCGAGCAAGGCCCCGAGCTATTCGTGCCCAAATATAGCGGCAGCATCGTGCCTAATCACGCACTCGGTGGCGAGGGCGGCGGCCAGACGATCAACATGACATTCAACGGCGTTGGCATGGAGATCCAGAGTTTTATCAAAAACAATCGAAGCGCGCTCGGTGAGATCGCCGTGCAAGCTGTGCAAGAAAACAATCTGAGAACCGTTTAAATAAACATTTTTTTTTTCAAAACCATGCCCACTTACCCGATCACCCTGCCCAGCGATCCGCGCCCCCGCCGCCTCACCTGGCATCAAGCCAGCCGCGTTGCCGTATCAAGCTCGCCCTTCACCGGGCAGAGCCAAGTCTACGCGCACCCCGGCCAATGGTGGGAGATCAATGCGGAGCTGCCGCCGCTGCATGGCGCCGCCGCAGCCGAGTGGGCAGCCGTACTGCTCAGGCTCAACGGCCGCGAAGGCACCTTTAAATTCGCGCCGACCGATGCCACGCCGCAGGCCAATGTCTCGGGCACCGTGGTGGTCGATGCGATCTCTGAGAATTATCTCGATCTGTCTGGCATGACCGGCACCTTCACCGCTGGCGATTGGATCCAGATCGAAACAGGCCTGTATCGAATCACCACCGGCGACACTGCCGTCGCCGGTGCTGCCACGATCGAAGTCTGGCCTAAACCGCGCAGTGAGATCGTGGCCGCCTCGAGCACCGTCGAATACACCGCCCCCGTAGGCGTCTTTCGCTTGTTCGACTCGATCGAATGGGAGATGGATGTCGCCAAAACCTACGGCTTCACCCTCGGCGCAAAGGAGGCAGTCTAAAATGCCACGCGGACTTTCAACCGAAATTAAAACCGCCATCGCGGCGGGCACCGTGCGCCCTGTTTACCTGGCGCACTTCGACTTTGTCGGCTACAGCCTGCGCACCTGGACCGGCGAAGGCGATCTGTCGTATGATTCACAAACCTGGCTCGGCCACGGCCACCTGCAAACCCTGCCTACAGTCTCAGAGGCCGCCAGCCTCTATGCCGAGTCGCTTAGCCTTGACTTGACTGGCCACCCTGCCACGGCCGTCGATCTGTCGGATCCCGCAAATTATCAAGGCCGACCCGTTGAGGTCTATGTCGGATTTTACGCCGCCGATGGAGCATTGCCCGCCACTAATATCTATAAGATTTTTTCCGGCACCATGTCGCAAGTACAATTCGACTCCGATGCCGCCTCAGAAGCATGGACCGTGAACGCCGAATCACGCCTCGTCGATCTCAACCGCGTAAAATCCGCACTCTCCACCCACGAAGAGCAACGCTCACGCTACCCCGCCGATATCGGCTACGCCCACGAATCTCGAGCCCGCACTGCCGTCGCACTATTTCGCGACCAAGACATCCCCGGCCCCGCCAGCCGCCGCATCATCTATGGTCAGCGGCGCGTCCCTGGCAACATCCTATTTGCCGGCACCTCCGGCAGCGCTTCCAAGTACCTAAATTTAGTAATCGAGATCGCCGATCATCAATGCCAAAGCATCGAGCAAGTCTACATCGACGAACGCGCCCTGCTCAGCGGCGGCGTCGTCGCCGGTGAGTTTGTCGGCTATGTGGATTACCATGCCAAACTGGGCGCGGCTGATCAAACGTATCTCGCCGCGCTAGAAACCGAGGTTGGCACATCGATTTGGGATAGTGACAGCCGCCTGCGTGGCGTGGCCTACATATATCTGCGCCTCCTGTCGAGCGAATCTGTGTTCGGCACAACCCTCCCCACCATCGAGGTCGAGGTTAAAGGCAAACTCATCTACGATCCACGCACCAGCAGCACCGTCTACTCCACCAATGCCGCCCTCGCCCTGCGCGATTATTTGCTCGCTGAGTCAGGCTTTGGCGCCTCGATCGCTGAGCTAGACGACGCCGCCTTCGCAACTGCCGCCGATATCTGTGATCAGTCAGTCAGCAAAGCCGATGCGACTAGCGAGCCGCGTTACAGTGCCTCCGGCGTGATCGATACCAGCCGCACCATCGGCGATAATCTGCGCGCCCTAGTGCAAGCCTGCGCCGGAGTGCTGACTTATGCCGGCGGCCGATTCGTGTTGCTCGCTGGCCAGTATGTCGCCCCAGCCAGCACCCTCACCGAAGCCGATTTGCTCGGTGGAGAGGTTGTATCAAACTTAAATCGACGCACCTGGAGCAATGGCGCCAAAGGCGTCTATATATCCGCCGGTAATAATTGGAGCGAGGAAAATTACCCCAACTACACCAACGCCGCCCACGTCGTAACCGACGGCGAACCGCGCAACCTCATTTACGATTTGCCACTCACCACCAGCGCCGCCGCCGCGCAGCGCATTGCTAAAGTCGCCGTCAATGATACCCGCCGCAGCCGCGGCCTATCATTGCTCTGTCGGCTCCACGCCTACGAGCTACTCTGTGGCGATGTAGTCAAACTCACCCTGCCCCGCCTCGGCTATGTCGACGCCCTCTATCGCGTCGAATCCCTACGCCTACAGGCCGACGGCCTGCGCCTCGGCGTCGCCCTCGATCTACGTGAAATCGCCGCCACCCACTACGACTGGGATGCCAGCACCGAAGAGATCCAGCTCGACACCTTTACCGCGCCCCTCGACGTGCTCGAAAACTGGGTCAACGCCAAACTCTCGCCCCCCAGCGGCTCGCCCACCAGCCAATCATTTATCAGCAACTTTAGCGTCACCGTCACACATAATCAGACCGGCGTCACCTGTCGCTACACCCTCGACGGCTCCGAACCTAACGAGTCAGACCCCAGTGTCGCCAATGGCGGCACCATCGCCATCGTGCATAACAATGACGACGTCGTGCTAAAACTCAAAAACTTTGAGACCGCCGGCGACTTAGAGTCAGACGTGGTAACCTATAATTACACCGCGATCCTGACCGCCCCCGCAGCCAGCGGCGTCTATGTGTCGGGGGGCTCATATAATGGCGACGGCACAGTTTCAAGCCAATATTTCAATCTAATTTGGAGCGCCCCCGCCACCACCGACGACGGCACACCCGTCACGTTAGAGACACGCGATGAGACCGGATCATCCGCCGAGCGCGACTGGGATAGCCGCACCACCTGGGATATCTCAGTTCGAGAGTTAGGCGGTATTTGGATTTTCGAAGAGTACAAAGACTATGATGCCCGGACCCTCGCAACGGGCTATGTCACAAATACTCAAAACGAGGGGCCCAAAAACTATGCGCCGCCGCTGTTATTTCAGCACACGGGGGGGCCTCACGACGGCATGATCGTTTGCGGTAGCTGGGTAGACTCAGGCAATGGCGACGATATGGAATACCGCCGCCGCTCCAGGAATGATTCATTGGGCTCAGTTTATGGCGCCTGGTCGAGTTGGGCGGATTGCAACTTTATGCACAAAAGCGCTTTCCCAGTCGATGGCCACGAGCAGGCCGGGCATGATCTATACGATGGCGAGGTTGATTTTCTCTCCGCGTCAGGCCTGAGCACCGGGTTCCCGCTCAATACCAGCGGCACCATCTGGCAATATGAGGTCAGAGTGAGAGGCGACAGCTATGGCGATGTGTCCGACGTCACCAGCATCGCCGGCACGGAAACGTAAC